TACCCGTATCAGATGGACCTTTTACATATACAACTATAGTTGAAGTATCAATAAATGCATTTTCTAATAAGAATCTTTGGTCTAATGATCCATCAACCTGGAATGATTGAGTAATATATGTACCTTGATATACTGTAATTGGATCAGATAATGTTCCGAAGTTTGCAATACCATTATTAACTGTTGTTGTAATATCTTCAGAAATAGCAAATGTAAATGCTTCATCAGCAGAACTCGCTACGCACACTAGACCCGCCTTTAAGGTCAATGAAGTCGTAGAATAGGTATTTGTGTCGATATAGACTGGAAAGTACACCTGTGCCCTTGCAGCAGTCCTAGAGCGTGGTACATAACCTATATTTCTTGCCAATGATACAACATTCTCACGCAATACTGCAGAATCTAAGAAAGATTCATTTACAATCATGTTTGCATTAAATGCAGTAATGTAAGTATTATATGCTAAAGTATCAATTAAGACTGAAAAATTAGATCCTTCATAATCAAAATCCGTAAAATCAGAGTTAGCACGGAGATAATCTTTGATCGAAGTCTTAATTTGATCAAAATCTAGGTTTGAAAACTTGGTAAAAGGCATTATTATCGTGTTGCTTCAAGCATAAATGTGAATTCTTGTGTGGGAAACTCTTGTCCTATGATATCAAAATATATATTCACTTCAAATTCATTATTATCAGGTATTGCTGTTGCTTCTACCTGAAGATTATATACTCTTGGTTCAAAATTCTCTATTGCAGTTGTTATTTCTTTCTGAATTACGGATGCTGTACCAAAATCAACGAAGTCAAAAAGACTAGAACGGACATCTGAACCTAAAATTGGATTAAAAAAACGCTCACCAGGAATAGTTTGCACTATATTCCTGATAGAACGCTTAATTGCATTAGCATTTTTTATTACAGTAATGTCTTTTGTTACTGGATGTGGCTCAAAAGATAGGCTAATATCCTTAAAAGCCTTAGATATTCTCTTAACTGCCATAAGAACATGGGTTTTCTTACGGTTATTTATATGAAATATTAATAATTACTTCAAACCCACCTATTTACCGTAATTTCTATCGAATTATCGTCCATTTCCCACTCTTCAGCGACCTGAAAACCCATTTTTTTAGTCGAATTATGAATTGTCATACGTGCATACTGCTGTGTAACCTTATCAATGAACCTTTCTGGAGGTATTGGTTGGTTCCATGTCTCAATATCGGTAACTAATTCATAAGATTCTGTAATTTTGTTCCATCTGAACCCAATATCATCGCTAATAGCAACATCAACACTCCATTTTTTGTGTTCATGGTCTAAAGGATTCTCTAATTTAACGTCTTGAACGACATTATACTGTAAAAGTTCTAATGCTTCTACAAGTTCTGGTTTATTTTTAATTTTTGTTTTAATTGTACTAAAATGAGACATTGTTAGTGTTAATTGTAATATCTTGGTTTAAATTGGGTTCTTTATAATAATCAATAGTATAAGTTCTTTTATCCAAGTCACCTAGACTAATTTCCATGTCTTCTGTTAGTTTTATACATGCATCTCCTGCGACGTTAACAACTTCCTGAGTTACATTACCATCTTGTTTAATGGTATATTTAATCGTTTCTTGTGGCATGACTTTAATTTTTAGGTTTTATCAACGGTAATATGAGAGTCTTCTACAATTCTTACTTTGTAGATACTTTTATCCCAAGCATGTTGTGTTTTACGGGCAAACCGATAATCTAGCTTCTTTTTGCCCCAATATAGACCTAATAACCATAGGGTGAAGATAAAACCCTCAACCCATGTTAATTCAGTCCAAATTTTGTAAACCCATTCCATAATATTTACTCGTTGTGGTATTTAGCCCTGTCCTCTATATCTTTTACGAGCCGAGTTACGGGACGTAGCGGAGTATTTTGAGTGTTTTCCTCTTCCTTGACGAGTTTTTTTCGGTGTTGACTCAAGTTGTTGAGTTCCCCATGCACCAGTTTTTGCTTTAGCCATTGTTTAGTCTGTTTCTTGTGTAATTTCAGTAGAGAGTTCATCAGGTTTGGGTGATCCAGTCTGATAGAACTCTATAGATAGGTCTTCCATACGCTCAAAGTACTCAAATTGCGATAAATCAGAAAATAAAGGATAACCATTTAATAGAATAGAGTACTTATCAGCCATTAGATCACCCTTGTTTTTTCGTGACCAACTCTTACACGAGGGTCGCACCAGATTTCAAACCCTGCTTCCTTCGCATCAAGGCAGAAAGATACGTCTTCGCCACACATATCCTGCACTTCTCCTGACTCGAATACCTGCATTTTAGGTGCGAACCAAGGGTAAGGCATCTGTTTGTGCTCAAAAACTCCCTTTTTAATTAATAACCAACCGAAACCTGTATAATCAACGGTGAAAGGCTTCTTACGCTTAGAAATACTTTCAATAGTTTCGTGATTCATAACACCACCACTATTACGGAAGTCCTCTTCTTCTAACCAGTGAGCAACCGAGGTGGTTTTACCATCTTCGGTACAATACCAACCAGCAGCAATATCTTGATCCATCAATACAATTTGATAGAACTTCTCAGTATTGAATACAATATCACTATCAATCCATAGTTGATAATCATAAGGTAACTTACCATCCCAAGGTAATTGATCAGGTCCACGAAGAACATTCGCACCAAGACACTTACATCTTGCGAAGTTCACCATAGAACTGTAATCCTGAGATATCTGTATACTTGATCCGTTCTGTACTAAGTCAAAACATAATTGTACAAAACTCTTTAGGAATGTGTATGATACTCCTCTACCAGGTAGACAGAAAACAACAGTCTTCCCTCTAACTAATTCTTTTGCTTTATCATAATCCCATTCAGGTGCATCACTCTTTTTCGGAGTTTTTGCTTTAACCGTAAATCCTTTGGCCATAATAACTTGTAATTACCATTCTATATTACATCAGATTATGTATATTGTCAATATGAAGGTTCTAAGTCCAACTCTTTAGTATTATCCGTATCTTCTATTAATGAATATGATAAATCTTCTCTATAATATGAATGAAATAACCTTCCCCATATAACCGCAAACTCCTCTTCGTTTAAATCTTTGAATAATACTTCGTCTTTTAGATACACATGATAGGTTTTAGTCATCGGAATTTCTGATAATAACGTCTTTGTCCTCTATCGACCATTCTATCACACTATCTTCATACCATTCCATTTCATTAACAACTGACTCAGGTATTGTTAATTTATATTCATCCGTAACTGGATCGATCTCTATAGTGCCGAAAATTTTATCGGAAATTTTTTTCATACTAATGATCAACCTATTTTGCATTATATAGCAGCGAAAAAATTTTTACTTATGAGTGAACAATTGATATCCCTTGGGTAACACTTTGTAGACTAGGGGTTCCTTCGATTTTATAAACAACCCCCCGATCAACGGGGGGACTGTCTGATTCACGAACGAATGGGCATCACGAACCGACTCCCATTCGGAAGTTGGCATAACTGAATACCTCACGCTCAACCAATTTCCATGATCCGTGCTCACTGTGCATGACATACCCTTCGGCATCTATGCGTTTGCCATTAATATGTGCTGATGGTCCGCCTGTGTGATATGATAACCATAGGGCATCATGCTTTATTTGCTTAACTGCCAACCATAAACGGATCAGCGAAGGATTTTCCCATTCATCAGGGTCAACCTCCATGCCATCACGAATGTGCTGATTAAGCAAACGCTTCACAGTGGCAGCACCCTTAGCAGTTGGGAAGATCACCCCGTCTGCCAATGTCCTTGCCTGTTTTATCATTCCTTCCATTAGAAACCCTGAGTAATCACCGAACGCTTTAGGGAAGATCCACTTCACGAAATATGATCCATCAGGATTAGTGGCAGGGAATGGGTTGAGTCTGCAAAGAGGATATGCCACCGCATCTCTGAGATCAGATTCTGCCACGTACTCTGTGTGCGGTGCAATTATGATTTCTTCCTTAACGGGTTCGCTGAACGA